GTCAACCCCAACCGCGTGGGCCAGACCCGGGGCCTCGCCCACATGGAAGCCTGGGACATCCGCCGCCAGCTCATCCGCGTCTTCGGCTTCGGCGGCCACAGCACCGAGACCCTCGCTCTCGACCTCGTCGCCGAGCGCGAGACCAAGCAGGGTGACCGCTCCCGCTGGACCGTCGTCTACCGAGCTCAGGTCCGCCTCACCGTCTACGACGGCAACGGCAACAGGATCGGGTCCTGGGACGACGGCGCTGCCGGCGACTCCGTCAACCAGCCATCCCTCGGCGACGCCCACGACATGGCCATGAAGACCGCCCTCTCGCAGGCACTGAAGCGGTGCGCCACCAACCTCGGCGACCAGTTCGGGCTGTCGCTCTACAACGACGGGTCGCCCGAAGCCGTCGTCAACTGGTCCGCCGCACACCCGCCGAAGGCGGTCGTGGAAGGCGCGACGCCGCTGCCCGAGCTGCACGACGACAAGCCGGTGCACCCGGAACCGCGGCCGCAGCCCGCGGTGCGCGAAGTGCCGCCCATGCCCGTGGAAGCTGACGCACCCGAAACAGCCTCCACCCCGCCGGCCCCCATCGACGGCCGGGAAGCCGCCCTCATGGCCATGTGGGAGGCAGCCGAGCGAGTCGGCTTCCTGGACGGGCTCCCCGCCCAGTTCGAGTCGTCCTTCGGCCACCCCATCGCCGAGGGAACGGTGTCCGAGTTCGAGATGGCCCGCGACCTGATGACGGGTGGCGTGGCCGCATGAGTCTCAAGGACGCCGCGGCCCGCGAGGCCATGCTGAAGACGCTCCTCGACGTCATCGACGGCGAGTACAAGGCCGTCCGCGCCGAGGTGCAGCAGGAGCTCGACGCCCTCGCCCGGGAGACCGGCACCCGCCAGATCGCCGTCGCCCTCCCCGACGGCACCGAGATCGGCAAGGTCAGCCTGACGTCCGGCGCCGCCGAGGCGAAGGTCACCGACCCCGACGCGTTCAAGGCGTGGGTCCTCGAGCACCACGCCGCCGAGATCCACCGCGAGTTCCTGACCAGAGTCCGGCCGGCGTTCGAGAAGAAGCTGCTAGCCGAGCTGACCGCGGCGGGCGGGACGGAGTGGGCAGACCCGGAGACCGGCGTCATCCACGACGTGCCCGGCGTCAGCATCGCCCCGGCCCGCGCCCGCACCCACAGCGTGCGGTTCGCGAAAACCGGACGCGACGCGGTGATGGCGGCCTGGCGTAACGGCGAGCTCGCCGGAGTCGCCCTGCCAGAGCTGACGGCGGGAGACGCCGATGGCTAAGCAGCCCCGCTGCACCGAATGCGGCGACGAGAACGGCCCCTTCACCCGCCGGGGCCTGTGCGAGGACTGCCACGACCGACGGCAGCCCCCCAGCAAGTAGCAGCACCCGGGGCCGCTCTCGCCCAAATCGGGAGCGGCCCCCACCCCCAGCAGACCACACCGAGAGGACACCGTCATGACCATCTCGCTCTGCAAGCACAGCTTCACCGTCCTCCCACCCGCCTCCATCACCCGCCCCGGTCCCTGCGCCGGATGCGGCATCACCTGGCTCGCCGTACAGGAAGAACTGGCCCGGCAGGCCGACACCATCCGCCTCCGCACCGCCCAGGAAGGCACCTGCCGCGGCTGCGCCAAGCAGCGGATGCTCTTCTCCTACCAGCGGGAGCAGATGCCCTGGGAAGAGACGGAACCCCCGACCGTGTGGCTGTGCATCCCCTGCTGGGGCAACGCCCAAGAGTGCGAGGAGCAGACGGGGTTCGTCGACTTCAAGGACCTCTTCGCCAACGGCACCGACGAGCAGCTGTCCCGCGCTCTGCGAGGTGCGCTGTGACCGCTGTGCAGCCCCACCTCGACGGAACCATCCCCACCCCCAAGACCCCCGCCGCCCGCCGCCGGGCCGAGGACTACGAGACCTGGGTCGAAGAAGTCCGGCCCGCCTTCATAGCCGTCGCCGCCACCGGGCGGATCTTCACCACCTACGAGGTCGTCCAGGAGCGCAACCTCCCCGACCCGCCGGACCCCGCGCACCACTGGGGCCGGTTCATGACCCTCCTCAAGGACGACGGCTACGTCCGCACCGCCGGCTGGGCCTGCTCCCCGCGGCCCACCGCCCACCACTCGGGGGTCCGCACCTGGAAGGGCACCGCAGCCGCGCGACGGGAGCAGGCGGCGTGACCGCCTCCGAGGCCGTCTGGGCGTGCATCGCCGTCGCGGTCGGCCTCCTCGTGATCGCCACCCGCGGCTGGGACCTATGGCACAAGCGCCGCACCCGGCGCCGCTTCCAGCAGGCCGCCCGCACCCGAGGGCGAGTCGCCGCCGACGTCGCCGCCTGGCGGGCCCTGCGAGACGCCGAGCCGGCCATCGACACCGAGCCCGGCGACCCGTACAGCGACGACCGCATCACCGCAGAACTGATCTTCATCCCTCACCAGAGGACGGAGGACCACCGATGACCACCGAGACCCCCGCCGTCAGGGACGCACGCAACCGCCGCCAGAACCGGCGCCGCGCCGCCATCGCAGACGGCACTTGGCAGCCGCCGTTCGTGGACGCCGAACCCGTCCGCAACCACATGGCCAGCCTCCGCGACCAAGGCGTCACCCTCAAGCGGATCGCCAAGCTCTCCAAAGTGCCGTGGGGCACCGTCACCGGCCTCACTTACGGCGCCAACGGATACACCCAGCAGGTGGTTCGCCGCGAGATCGCCGCAGCCATTCTCGCCGTCCGCCCCACCTGGAAAGACGTTGCCGACGAAGCCTTCGTACCCGGCATCGGCACCACGCGCAGGCTGCAGGCGCTGGTCGCAGTCGGTTTCCCCGCCCCGTACCTCGCCACCAGGCTCGGCATGTTCGACACCTACATGAACAAGATCCTCCGAGGAGAGCGGCCCCGCATCACTGCTCGGCTCGCCCGGTCCGTTGCTGCCCTGTACGACGAGCTGTGGAACGTCGAGCCGCTCAGCCTCGACATCCTGCCTGTGGCGAAGTCCCGCGCTCAATCCCGGGCGCGCCGTCACGACGGGAGTCTCCCGGCCGCCTGGGACGACGACTTGATCGACGACCCGAACGCCCGCCCATCGGCCGGCCAGGACGTGCCCCGCTACGTCGCCCACGCCGAAAACTGCCTCGAGCTTGAGCGCCAGGGGCACACCCGCGAGCAAATCAGCCAGCGACTCGGCGTCACCCGCGACACCCTGCAGCGCGCTCTTTTCCTGTACCGCAGGCAGCAGGCCAGGAGGGCGGCATGAGGCCCCAACGCTGGGAAGACGAGGCGGCCTGCCGGCAAATCGGCGCCATCGTCTTCCACCCCACCGGCCGCGGCGCCGCACTCGCCGCCGACATCGCCGCCGCCAAAGCCATCTGCACCGGATCCTGCCCCGTCCTGAGGCAGTGCCTGCAGGACGCCCTCGACCGCGAAGGCAGCGCCGACCGGTACAGCCGCGACGGCATCTGGGGCGGACTCACCGGCCCCGAACGCGCCGCACTCCGCACTGCCGCCTAGCCACCCGCACCAGCCAGCCAGAGAGAAGGCCACCGTGGCCCGCATCCGATCCATCAAGCCGGAGTTCTTCACCTCCCTGACGATCGCCGAGCTGCCGCTGTCCGCGCGCCTCACGTTCATCGGCTTGTGGACCTACGTCGACGACAACGGCGTCGGGCCGGCAGACGCGCGTCTCATCCGGGCCGCGATCTGGCCACTCGAAGAAGCTCCGGACATCCTCCAGAGGACTCGCGAGGATCTCCAGAGCCTTCACGCGGCCCGCCTCATCGCCCTCTACGAGGACTCCGGAAGGCCTCTCGTCGCCGTCGCGAACTGGTCCGAGCACCAGAAGGTCAGCCACCCCCGCAAGAACCGCTTCCCACGGCCCGAAGAAGTCTCTGACCTGTGCAAAGAGGCAACTCCGGATGACCTTCCGAGTCCTCCGGAGGATTACCAGAGTCCTCTGGAGACCCTCCGCCCTGAGCAGGGATCAGGGAGCAGGGAGCAGGGAGCAGGGAAAAAGACTCCCTCACCGCCTCCGGCGGCGAGCACATCCGACCCCGGCCCCGCCTTCGACGCCTTCTGGTCGGCCTACCCCCGCAAGGCCTGCAAGAGCGAAGCCACCAAGGCCTGGACCAAAGCGATGAAGGCCGGCGCCGATCCCAACCGGATCCTCGCCGCCATCAAGGCCCACGCCGACTACTACCGGGCGGCGCAGACCGAGCAGCAGTTCATCCCCCACGCCTCGACCTGGCTCAACCAGGCCCGCTACGAGGACGAACCGCCCCCGCTGCCGCGCTCACTTGCTGGCGCCGCGCAGACCGCACCCCGCGACATGACCGATGAGGAGAAGCGCCGTGCACTCGAATTCTGACCACGACGACCAGCTGCCCGACCCGCGGGACTCCGTCCGCCGCGAACGCCGCGAGGACGCCGTCGCCAGCTTCCTGCAGCAGACCCCGGTCATCTATCAGCACGACATCGACCTCCACCCGAAGGCTGCCGCCTGGGCCACCCGAGCCGCGAACGCTCCGGCCAGCCTGTTCCTCACCGGCGCGATCGGCGTCGGCAAGACCCACAGTGCATGGCAGGCCACCCGCCGCTGGATCGACCAGTACATCGCGACCACCGGCCGACAGCCGTCTGTCGAGACGTGGCGGTCCACCGCCCTGTTCGACGCCCTGCGACCCGACAGCCGCGATTACGACGGCCGTGTCCTCACCGCCCACCTCCAGCGATCCGACCTGCTGTACATCGACGACCTGGCCGCAGCCCGCGTCTCGCCCGGCGGCTGGACCCAGGAACGCCTCTACGAGATCTTCGACGAGCGGTACATCAACCGCCGGCCCGTCCTGATCACCTGCGACGTCCTGCCCAGCCAGACCGAGCACATCGTCGGCGAGCGCGTCCAGTCCCGGCTCCGCGAGATGTTCCGCGACGGAGTCCTCCTCCTCGAGGGCAAGGACCGGCGTGCGGGGGGCACCCGGTGACCGCCGACCTGTGGGACGCCCCCACGGACGAGCCGGACAGCCTCGGTCCGCAGCGCCCCCGCGACCTGGACGCCGAACGCATCGTCGTCGCCAACGTCATGCAGCAGCCCTCGCTCATCGACGACATGGCCGCCGACTTCGACCCCGCGGACATCACCGACGACCGCCTCCGCTGGACCTGGCACGCCGTCGACGAGATCCGCCAGACCCTCACCGGATCCGAGATCCGCTACGAAGCCGTCAACGCCCAGCTGCAGGCATGGCGAGCGTCCGGCTACCTCCCGATCGTCCCGCTGACCCGCGACCAGCTCAGCGACCTGTACAGCCACGCCCAGCCGGGCGCAACCAGCTGGTACGCGGCCAGCATCACCAAGAAGGCCAAGGCCGCCCGTCTCGTCGCCCACGGCTACGACGCCATCACCCGCGGCCGATCCGCAGCCTTCGACCCCGACGAGGACGTCCCCGCCGCGCAAGCCCAGCTTGACGGCGTCCTCGGCACCATCGAGCAGGCCGACATGGCCGTCGTCGGCGATCTTCTGGCCGGCAGCCTCGAGCGGGCCGTCACCAAGCCGACGACCGAGAACCGCATCCCCACCGGGTTCATCGACCTCGACCTCCTGCTGTCCGGCGGCTGGGCCCCCGGCCAGATGATCGTCGTCGGCGCCCGCCCCGCCATGGGCAAGACCACCTTCGCCCTCGGCCTCGCACGAGCCGCCGCGGTCAAGCACGGCATCCCGACGCTGTTCCAGTCCCTCGAGATGAACAAGGAAGACCTCGCCGACACCCTGCTGTGCGCCACCGCGCAGGTCGCCCTTCACCACCACAAGCAGGGCACCGTCGACCCCGCAGGACTGACCCGTCTCGCGAAGGCCGCCGGCCAGGTACGCCCCGCCCCGCTGCACATCAACGAGACCGGGCACCTGTCCGTGCCGCTCCTGCGCAGCCAGGTCCGACACCTCGTCCGCACTGCTGGCCTGCGTCTTGTGATCGTCGACTACCTGCAGCTGATGTACGCCCCCAAGTCCGAGAACCGGCAGCAGGCCGTCGCCGACATGTCCCGCCAGCTGAAGCTCATGGCCAAGGAGTTCGGGATCACGATCATCGTGCTGGCCCAGCTCAACCGCGGTCCGGAACAGCGCACTGACAAGCGCCCCCAAGTGTCCGACCTTCGAGAGTCCGGAGCGATTGAGCAAGACGCCGACATCGTGGTCCTGCTGCATCGCGAGGACGCCTACGAACGCGACTCCCCGCGGGCCGGCGAGGCCGACCTCATCGTCGGCAAGCACCGCGGCGGCCACCCCGGCGACATCACCGTCGCCTTCCAGGGCCACTACGGCCGGTTCGTCGACATGGCCCCGGAGGCGTGATGACTGAGCTCACGCCCGAGGACATCGCCGCCGCCCGCGCCGAGGGCGAGGGTGAAGTCGTCGCCCTCCTGCTGCTGGCCGCCGGGCTTCCCGTCAACGTTCCGAGGCAGCGTGCCAGCAAGCCCGCCGCAGCGTCCGACAACGTCCACATCGCCTACCCCGGCGCCTGGCCCACCGGCACCAGCCGGCCCGCCCCGGTACCCGCCCCGACCGGCCCGCAGATCGACGCCGCACTCACCGACTACCGCTGCTGGCTCGTCGACGACCGACCCGCCGCCAGCAGCAAGTGCCCCTGCCCCGGCTGCACCCCAGGAGGGCTCACATGACGGACAGCTGCCCCAACTGCCTCGAGCGGGACATAGAGCCCGCCCTGGAACGGCGCCGCGGCCAGGCCACCCGCCACGGCTACCAGTGCCCCCACTGCGGCCAGCAGTGGATCACAGACCGGATCGACTCCGCATACCGCGCCCAGCCGGACGCCGCATGACCGCCGTCCACGCGGCCCGCTACACCGCCGCCCTCGACGGCACCGAATGGCACCAGCCCATCCCCACTCGCCGACAGGCAACCCGACGAC